GTATACTTCATGTCGTAGATTTTTTTACCTAGATATACGTACATATATATGTATATATAATAGCAATAGTTATTCGCCACCTTCTTAAACAAAGTGGCGAATAACTATCTTTATTTTAGATTATTTTGTGTACTTTAGCTTTAAAACTTTGTATAATATGTATAAGCAGAATAGTTTTGCATAGGATGAGATAGTACTAATATTTTTAGTATTATTTCAACATGCAATTAACTAAATGCTAATTTTTTTGACTTTGTTGATCTTACGAAGAAGCAAGTAACAAGTTGTCAAGTCAAATTACCGACGAGGAGTCACATGAACAAACATGGTGTTGGTGGATTTTCCGATCATCCAGAAAACATAAATAAAAAAGGTCGTCCTAAAATTGACGGAACCGAATTACTTTTAGAAGCATTAAAAAAATGTAAAGAAGATCCGAAGTATGGTGACCTGATTTTAAATATTATTAAACGAGCATTTACGTCAGACGCATTAGCAGCAAAGATCGCTGATAAAATTTTACCAGCCCTTGGTAAACTAGAACTTGAGGGTTCAGTAACGATTGCAGACCTACTTGAAATCTTGAAGAATAAAAGATTAAATAATGAGAATAAGTAAATGCGATGATTGCGGAAAAATACTTAATCATAAACAGAAGGGAGTCTAATGGATTCCGAGTTGATTAACCTAGCCTCGCAAATGGAAAAAAAGTTTAAGGAAGATCCTACATCTTTCTCTGTTGACATTCTAAATTCCAAACTATGGTCAAAACAAAACGAGATACTTCAATCCGTCTTCGATCATCAACATACAATCGTTCAGTCATGCTACGGCTCTGGTAAAAGCTTCGTTGCAGCACGTGTCGCTTTGACGTATCTCTATACGCATGTTCCTAGCAAGGTGATAATAACCTCTAGTAGCTGGACGCAGGTTGAGAAGATCATCTGGTCTGAGATAGCAGCAGCGTATGCGCAAGCACAGTATCCGCTTGGAGGCAAGCTGCTTACTACTGAGCTAGAGATACGCAAGAACTGGTTTGCAATCGGCATATCGCCACAGATCAACGTTGACTCGGAAGCGTATCGATTCGAGGGCTTCCATTCGCCGAATGTTCTAGTCATTATGGACCAGGCGCAGGGTATCAATAAGAAGCTTTGGAACGTCGCCAAGGCGTTGATCAGCAATGCGAACTCTCGGATGTTGGTGCTCGGCAATCCGATACATAAGTCAGGGCCATTCTATGACGCTTGTATGAATAACGATGGGCTATGGAATAAGATAAAGATATCAGCACATGATATACCGAATGTTCAGGAAGGCAAGGATGTGGTGCCTGGTCTGATATCTAAGCTATGGGTAGAGAATCGTAAGCAAGACTGGGGAGTGTCGCATCCACTGTATATCAGTAAAGTATTAGCTGAGTTCCCTGAAGAGGCCGAGGATCTGATTATCACATTAGGCATGATAGAGGCGGCGAAGAATCTAACGAACATAGTAGAGAGCAACAAGGGCATCGGTGTGGATATTGCTCGCTTCGGCAATGATAAGACTGTGTTGATCTATAAAGAGGGCGAGAGGGTTAAAGATATTCAAGTATTTCTTAAGCAAGACACTATGATGACGACTGGGCGCATTATCCACATGATGGATAAATATGGAGTCGCTGCTAGCTGCGTTGCAGTCGACGATACTGGAGTAGGCGGCGGTGTAACTGATAGACTCAGAGAGCAAGGCTTCGTTGTTCAGGCAGTCAACAATGGATCACGGCCTGATAATGAACAATACGCAGATAGAGGCTCAGAGCTATGGTGGGCGATGCGTAAACTCTTCGAGGTAGGCAATATAGCGATTCCTGACCATGACGAGTTGATAAGTCAGCTAGTGAATAGGAAGTATGGCGTCAATTCTAAGGGTAAGATTAAGATCGAGTCGAAAGATGACATGAGGAAACGAGGCGCTAAGAGCCCAGACCATGCTGATGCGCTTGCTTTAGCTATAGTGGCGCAGAAAGGCTTCGTCAATACTGGCCCAAGAGTAACAGTCATATAGGGATTAGAATATGAAGCTATGCATACAACCTGACAGGGTAACGCATCTTATGAAGAGCATTCGGATAGATATGCATGAGGATACTTGGTTGTCAGTCGAAGAGTCAGTCGCCATAGAGCCAATGAAGGCAGGTAAGTGCTTTGTTGATTTGCAGATTTACCACTGTGTGTATAAAGGACGCTCTGGGCAGACAACGTCTCAGATTGTTAGATTCTATTTTGATGGCAGAGACCCAGAGATACAATGATGATTATGCGATCTAATAATAGATTAAGTCAATATGATTATTGTGTAAAATGCAGCTACTACATTAATACATTGCCTGGTCATAAGGTATGTAAGAAACCAGATAAGCTGAAGATACATTTTTGCAGGACACATGGTACAACGTATAGCTCGGCGTATCTGTTTCTTAAAGATCCATTTTGTAAGTACGGGAAGATAGTTCATTGAAAGAGTGAGTGGCGGAACAACACGGGATTTGCAGCGTGTAACGCATGACCTTGGCGTGTATGGCGAATGCTGAATCGTCAAGTAGTCAGTTGGTTGCATAACATAATTGTCAACTGCAATGCAACCTTAGGAGTATTCAATCGTCTCCTGCGCAGAAAGGGCCGATTGACATGAGAGTCTCCTCTCACTCTTCCAATGAATAAAAAGTTTATTAAACAGATATCAAAGAAACTAGGCATTGAGGAGTTAACATTGGTTAATTTCTTGGAACAGGTTAACAAACATAAAATGTCATGGGAAAGTTTAGACAAAGATTGGAAGTATCCACAGACTGGAGACAGCCAGGTGACGAATCCTATGCTTGACGCTATGTTTCATATTGAATACAGACGAGGCATTATTATATTTCTACCGTTTCATAATCTACAGGAGGATTAGGTATGGGATTTTTTAACAATTTAAAACAAAGGTTGTTTGGTAATATTACAAAATATCCAAGACATAGCTTCGGCTATGTAATGTCTGGTAGTAGGGCAACTAAGATGCTCGGTGCTCCTGTACAGGCTAATTATAAATCATATCTTGAACAATATGCTGATGCGTCGTGGATCTACTCCTGTATCTATCGCATCACCACTAAGGCCCTGTCTGTAAACTATAAGCTTGTAAAGAAAACGGCAAAGAATGGCAAGCAGATACTTACTGATATAATAGAGCATCCCATCCTTGATGTCTTGAATAAACCGAATGAGAATATGACTAAATCGAATCTTCAACAGGCGACGTTTACACATGAGGAGCTTACGGGAAACGCCTATTGGCTACTTGACGAGATTAAAGGCGGAAAGCCTACTAAGATACATCCTCTAAGACCCGACAGGGTTAAGATCATACCTGATGCGCATAATTTTATTAAGCATTATGAATATTCAATAGATCAAGGTAAGACGATTCGTCTAGCTCCCGAAGAGGTGATACATTTTAAGTTTTATAATCCAGAAGATGACCATTATGGTTTGTCTCCATTAGCAGCAGCTAGGGTATCACTAGATACTCTGCAAGCAGGAGATGAATATAATAAGCAATTCTTTAACAACTCGGCCATACCTAAAGGAGCCTTATCTACTGAGCTCGGCTTAACACAAGAGCAACGACAACAGATCCGCCATGCATGGAATGATAGGCATGGAGGCATCGCTAATTCACATAAGATAGCGGTACTGGAGGGCGGGCTGAAATGGACCAACATTGGGCTTAGTCAAAAGGATATGGACTTTATCAGTCAGAAAAAGCTTACACGTGAGGACATTCTGTCTGTGTTTGGTGTGCCTCCCGTGATGGTAGGGATATTTGAGTATGCGAATTATGCCAACTCTAAAGAACAGAGGGAGATATTCTGGCGAGATACGATGGTACCGTTGATTGCAGCCTATATTGACACCATCAACCATTATCTAGTGTATCCCTGGGATGATTCGCTTAAGATAGTAGCTGATTTAACAGGGATTGCAGAGTTACAAGAAGATGTAAAGATGAAAGCAGAGATTGATGAGATACATACTCGCTCAGGCATTAAGACTATCAATGAGATTAGAGCAGAGCTAGGGTTAGACCCTGTAGCATGGGGTAGTACCTGGCATGCTCCTCTCAATCTGTCTCCTATCAACCCAGATGGTAGTCAACCACGACCAGAGGACGCTGAGAAGATCGTTGTTCCGAAAAAGAAGGTGAATATTTTAGCAGACCCCGAACACTATATGCCGAAGTTTGAAGAGTGGAAGAGACGAGCTAAGAAGATTGACGTGCAAGCTAAGGTAGACCAGATAAAGAAGGATATGGAGTCTATAGCTAAGAAACTACATGCTGAGAAATTAGATCAGTTAAAGGCGAATGAGTTTAAGCAACGAATACAGGAGTCACATTGCAGGATAGGGTCGCCGAAGATCCAGATTAGTAAGACTAAATCAGAAGAGACTCCAGAAGAGAAAGCGACTAAGAGACGAGATAAGAAGTGGGGACAGTTTAAAGACCTAACAGATAGGCTTGAACGTGATTGGAGAGAGGAGTTACGTAAATTCTTTACAGCACTGAAAACTGAGGTCTTGATTAATCTTGAAGATACAAATTTAGGCAAAATGTATGCCTCATTTCGATTAAATAAGAAAGCTGACTTTGATGAGGTGATATTCGATATGTCAGAAGCGAATAAAGAGGCTAAGAGATTAGCTAAAGAACAGATTGAGGTTGATCTAGTACAATCTGCCGCAGAACAGATAACTGATTTAGGATTAGGCATATCATTTGATTTAACGAATCCTGAAGTACAGAAATGGATTGATGAAAAATCATTTGCATTTGCTAAAGAGGTAAATTCAACTACTAGAAATCAATTACGTGCTACTCTTAAAGAAGGTGTTGAGGCGGGAGAGGGAATACCTGCTTTACAAAAACGCATTGATACGATTTTTACAACAGCAACAACATCACGGACTACGATGATAGCTAGGACTGAAACTTTGTCCGCTACTAACGCAGGTGCATTATTTTCTTATGAGCAATCTGGTGTTGTAGAGCAAAAAGAATGGATAAGCTCTCGTGATGATAGAGTCAGAGAAGCACATCAGGTAGCTGATGGAGAGACAGTAGGTCTTAGGGAATCATTTAGTAATGGTCTTAGATTTCCAGGCGATCCTTCAGGATCTGCGGCTGAAGTTGTAAATTGTAGATGTACTATAAGTGGAGTTGTGAAGGTATGATAATAAAACCAGAAGAGACAGATGATTTTATAAGAATTCCTGTTGCAGAAAGAAAACCAAATGATACGATTAGAACAATTACTATTGATTCTAAAAAAGGTATCACAGCGTTAGTTGCAACAGATAGAAAAAAGATATTAACCTATATATTTAATAAGAAAAAGTATCCTTGGACTATGGAGCTTGCTCAGCAATGGATACAAGATCATAAGGAGGCAAAGAATATGGATGTAAACGATGAAATACTATTGATAACTCAGCGGCTAAAGTTAAAAGATGTGAGCCCAGGCATTGCTGAGCAGATTGCTAAAGAACATAATCTAAAATCAGAAGATGTTTGTTTAATTAGAAAAGGATTAACTCCTGTTGATACTGAATTTATTGAAGGAGAAAAATCTGTTGTTACCTATATTACGACAAACTCTGTTGATAGAGATAATGAGATCGTTATACCACAAGGGGCAATATTGACCGATTATCTTAAGAATCCTGTTGTATTATTTGGTCATGATTATCATTCTTTACCGATTGGAAAAAATGAATGGATAAGGATTGATGAGAAAGGACTGATTGCTAAGACAACTTATGCTAATACACCAGAGGCTGAGAAAATATATCAATATCGTAAAGATGGCTTTCCTCTAGGTGAGTCTATTGGTTTTGTACCATTAGAATTTGAAGATTTGGACGAAGAGAAGTCAAAAGAGATGGGAGGCGCTCGGAGAATATATACTAAGTGGGTATTACTCGAGTATTCGGATGTTCCGATTCCTTCAAATCCAGATGCAATTCAATTAGCTATCTCTAAAGGATTATTAAAAATTAATACTGAAAAAATTAAAATAAAAGAAGAAAAAGAATTAATTGAAGATCCAGAAAGAGAGTTAGAGATTAAACAAATAAAAGAACAAGCAGTTGAAGAATATATAAAAGCAGGTCGTGTCTTATCAAACAAAAATAGAAAGCTAATAAAAGAATGTTCAGATATGCTTATCAAACTATATGAACTATCTATGCCAAAAGAAGATAATGATGGGAAAAATATCGAGGTTGCTTTGCAAAAACTTGAAACATTAAGTAAGGCAATTAGAGATATAACTATAAACCTATAAAGGAGGAAACGCTCATGGATCCGAAAGACATTGAAAAACAATATGAGCAGTTAGCGAAGGATGTAACATCCCTTCGTGAGATGTTAGAGATGAAATTCTCTCCTGATAAACAGAAAGAGGAAGCTGATAAGCTTTTTACTTCTATTATGGATAGAGTTCATCCTTCCCCAAAGAAAATGGTCTGGGCAGTATCTGATGATAAAGGTCAGGTGCCCAAGAACAGTGTTTATTTTACACAGTTCTTAAATGCTATTACACCTGGGAATGAACACAAAGTATCTGATGAGGTTAGAACTTTGATTAAAACAACTATGACTGAAACCTCAAGTGCACAGGGTGGTTATACCGTACCTGTAGAGTATGCAGCTGAGATAATCGCACTGGAAAGAGAATATTCAAAGATTAGACAATTGGCACGTATATTTCCGATGGGTTCGCTTACTCGAAATATTCCACGTCAGTTGACTAACGTCGCTGTTGCATGGACAGATGAAGGTTCTACTAAGTCAGTAACCAAACCAACTTTTGAACAGCTACAACAGGTTGCAAAGAAAGTTGCCGCAGTTGTTAAGATGACTGACGAGTTATTAGAAGATAACAACGTCCAGCTTGACAATTTCGTGAAGCAGTTGGTTGCAGAGGCAATCGGTCTTGAAGAAGATCGAGTCGCTTTCGCAGGTAATACTGGTGCAGGAGACCCTTTTATGGGAGTTCTTTATGCAGCAGGTGTGAATGTAGCGACTATGGCGGGTGCTAATATTACCTTTCAGGATCTCGTTGATTTGATTATGTCCCTCAATGAGAGATACAGGGAAGGCGCAACGTTAGTTACGTCAACTGCAGGCTTACAGGCAATCATGAAGATTGTTGATCTTCAGGGCCGACCAATTTGGCAGACCCCTGGTATGCCAGGACAGATCCCGACGATTTGGGGATATCCTTACATCATCTCTGATCAGATTCCTACGAATCTTGGTACAGGTGCACAAACTGCTATTGAGTTTGGCAACTTTAAAAAGCATTACTTCGTGTCAGATCGTGGCGGGTATGAAGTCATAGCTTCAAATTCAGCAGCGGATACAAATGCGAGCGAAAGTGCATTTATGGAAGATGAAACTTGGTTCCGATTCAAAAAACGGGTTTCGCTTGATGTGGCTCTTCCTGCGGCATTTTCACGCATGATCATATCTTAATTTTAAGGAGGGTGTATGATCGTAATTGTGGAAAAACCTTTCAGAATGGCAGGAAAGGATCTTAAACCAGGAGACCGAATCTATGTTAAGAAGGATAAAGCCATGGTACTAGTGCGTCAGGGACTTATCAAAGGGATCTTGATGCCTGTATATGATAAAATGATTCGGAATCCAAATATGAAGAAGGAGGAAAGCTAATATGAGAAAATTAATCGCAAGTATTTGCGCTTTAATAATGCTTGTTTGCGTTCCAGTGATAGCTCAGGATTATACTGTTGAATTAAGTACATATCCTGTAGCTGCATATTCAGCACTTGCAAGCTATCCGAATATATCTGGCGGAGCCAAAATAGATCAGATTGTGATTTCAAATAATGGTGCGGTTTCACAGGTGGTATCAATTTATGATACTGCCTCGTCAACTACGACAGCAGCACTTGCCTTTGAGGTATATATTGGGACCTACTCAGAAGTTGAAATAGATTATCCTAAACATAATCCTTTGACTTTGAGTAATTTGGGAGCCAATAAATCCGATGCTACTGGTGGATGTCAGTTGAACATACAATATCGGTAATTAGTATTAGGGGAGGCTATAAGCCTCAAACTTGTAGTCTCCCCATTTTTTAAGTGGAGGATAGAATGAAAAAGACAATTTTACTAATAGGATTATTTATAGCAGCATCAGTTGTATACGCTGGAAATCCTACTGTAGTTAATTATAATGTTACATTAACAACACATAGTACTCAAGCTATTGGTGAGAATTTAGGTAGACGTTATCTCGCATTTCATAATTCAGATGCAACATATGAAATTTATATTGCTACTGCTGCAATCACGTCAAGTACATTTGATACAGTAGGAGCATGGGTAATTGAACCAGGAGAAACTTTTGAAGATGATGGATTAACATATTTGAGTACATGGTATGCCACATCTTCTAATGCAGCTATTGCTGGTAAACTAGCGATAATGGAAAAGGAGTAATTTTATGGCAGTATCTTTAAATGCGAATGCTTTAATTACAGCTGCTGAGCTTGAAACATTTTTACAAATAACAATATCAGATAGCGATTATAAAAATACATTAATAAATATAGCCTCTGATTTTATTGAAAAATATTGCGCTAATATATTTTTACCACAAGCAACATACACAGAAGAAGCATATAATGGAAATGGTACAATGTATGTATATCTTATAAATACTCCAGTGACAGCTATATCAGCAGTTAAAGTTTGGGATACCTATAATGATGTTGCTGATCAAACACTAGATGAACATGATGATTATATTATAGACTTAACATTTGGACGGATTTATAAGCGTGGTGGCTGGACTCCAGGTTTTAAAAACTATCGTATTACATATACTGCTGGATATACTAATTCGGCAGCTATTCCATATGATTTAAAATATGCTTGTGCAAAGCTCTGTGGTCTTGTGAACAATGAAAAAAATAAGGGCGGAATAGGATCAGAATCTATGGGAAAATACTCTATTACATACAATAAAGTCTCTGCGTCTATATTATATGGAGTAGCGATACCACCTGATGTAATGGCGATGATGTATCCTTATAAGAGGTATCATGAGCTTTGATAGCCTATTAAATTTAACATGCAATGTCCAAGAACTAACTGAATCTCAAGATGGTGCGGGGCAGATGGTAAAATCTTGGGCTAATATTGCTACTGGCCTAGCATGTAGATTAGATACAGCCTCTGGTGGTTTAAGTACGATTCCCGAGGTTCAATACGAAGCGGCTACTCATGTTTTATTCATGAGGGAAATATCTGGTACTACTATAAGTACTAAAACTCATAGAATAGTAGTTGGAAGTGATGCTTATACCATTTTACGAGTTCATCATACTTATGGGTATAGCGATCTTAATCACTTAGAAATTGAGTTAGAGAGGGACGAATGAGATTAAAGATTAATGTAAAAGGACAAGAACAATTAAATAAAAAACTTGCTCAACTTCAAGCAAAAAGTGATGGGAAATTAAAAGAAGTACTGACTAAATCAGTTATTGAAGTTGAACGAAAAGCAAAATTAAAATCACCTGTAGATACAGGCAGATTAAGAGCATCTATAACGCATGAGGTATCTAAACTAAGAAGTCAGCATATAGGAAGAGTTGGAACTAATGTTGAATATGCTCCCTATCAAGAATTTGGCACAGTTAAAATAAAAGCACAGCCTTATTTGTTACCTGCATTACGAGAAAGTATGCGGTTTATTAAAAAGCTCATTGAAAAAGCATTTAAGGAGTTAAAATGATTGATACCTATGTATTAGATTATCTTAATGCAGATTCATCCTTACAAACGCTACTTGTAGCAAGCGGATCTAATACTAGGATATATCCTATACAGTCTCCTCATAATTTTTATCTTGATCCTTTAATTACATATAGTGTTGTATCGCAAGGAACACTAGAAGAAAATTTAAAAGAGATTTCAATTCAATTTAACTGTATTGCGGATACATATTTAAAGGCGAAACAGATTAAAGATAGGCTTTTATATCTTTTAGATAGAGAAGATTTAATTCAATCATTAATAATAGGAACTCCTTATATTTTTTATTGGTGTAAACATGTTGGAGGATCTAGCTTTAAAGATCCAGATGTTGATTTGTTCCATAATGTGCTTATCTTTGATTTTAAATATAATGAAGGCGCTACCTCTACAATAGCTTCTAATATCGTAACAGAAGCGTCCTTACATAAGCAGATGGTGATTACAATTGATGGTTATGCAAAAGCGGATAGAGTACCTTATAATGCATATCCGTTTTTAAATCCAGTTACTATTAAAGCGGGTGCTTTATCAGTTGAAAATCTGTCAGATCAAGATATTACAGTTGATATTTTACAGGACGACGTTGCATTAGGAAAGGTAATGACTTTGTCAGCAGGCTCTTCACAAAGTCTGACTAATTTTAGCCCTTTTATTTTTTCCAATGTAAATAAATTTGGCATCAAGATATTAACAGCAGGCACTATAGCATTACCAGGCGAAGGCTTAAAAGTTACTATACTTTATACATAGAGGGATTTTATGAAAAAATGGTTTTTAACATTACTAATTTTAGGATTATGTTCGGGAATAGCAAATAGTGTTCCTTATATTCTTAATAACGATGATATTATAGACGGCGTTATAAACCCAGAATTTTCAGGATATGTTCAATTTTCTTCTCATACACCTGTAAGCAATCCGCCAACTGGTAACGGATTCATTTATTATAGTGACTCAGATAAACATATATATTTGCGCAATGATCTTGGTATTGATTTTGATTTAACTACTGGTGGAGGTGGAGGCGGAGCAAGTACTTTAATCGTTCAATTTGAAGACGTATCAGTGTCATCTGCTGCTGCAATACTTAATTTTGAGGGCGATTTTATTTTAACCGAAAGTCCTGCAACAAAAGTTAATATTGTGATTGATACAACAACATTATTAGCTGCATATCTTTCCTCTACTACTATTGCAAATACGTATTTGTCACAAAGCTCTGCAACAGTAACTTATCTTAATATCAATACAGCAGCTAATACCTATTTAACACAAAGCTCTGCGACAATAACTTATCTTAATATTAATACCGCAGTTAATACCTATCTAACACAAAGTTCAGCAACAGTAACTTATTTACAACTCAGTTCAGCTACAGCAACATATTGGCAAACAGCGGGATGGGAGCAATATTTTTCATATGATGGATCTAATTATGAGATTGATGTAAGTACTAGTTTAAATATATCAGGAGACATATCCGCTATTACTTTTTTTGGAAGTGGGGCTAATTTAACAGGAATTATTAGCACTCATAATGCTTTGACAGGCCTTCAAGGCGGAGATTCTGGAGCACTTACTAATTCTGATAATGTGCCTTTTACAACTCCTGCAAATTATACATACAACGCAGGTTCTATAACAGTTACTGGAGGCGTTGCAAAATTGATTCCCTCAGGATCTGGAAGTACAGATTGGCCATTAACAACAGCATCAAGTTATACATATAATGCATCATCTATTACTGTTACTGGAGGAGTTGCAAAATTATTACAGCCGCAAACTACTGTTTATGCTCATTGGCATTTAAATGAATCAGCGGGTAGTAGTGCAGCAGATGCTTCAGGAAATGGTAGAACTGGAACTTTAGTTAATATGGAGGATGGCGATTGGCAAGCAGGAAAACTCAATAATGCTTTAGTTTTTGGTGGTTCAAATGAATATGTAAATTGTGGTAATATTGGTAGTTTTGAAAGAACAGATGCGTTTAGTTTAGAGTGCTGGATAAAAACTTCGGCTGTTAATGATATATTTTTAAGTAAGTGTGAGCAGGGCGGTAATTATAGAGGGTATTTTATGCAAACAGATGCAAGTGGTAGAATTAATCCACACTTTATCTCCGTTTTTTCTGGTAGTCATGATATTATAGTGCGTGGAACAATAGCTATTACTGATAATGTTTGGCATCATGTTGTAATTACTTATGATGGAAGTGCTGCGGCAAGTGGTGTAAAAATTTATCTTGATGGTACTTTGGAAACTATGGTAATAACCAAGGATAATCTTGACGGTACTATGCTAAATAGCGTTAATTTTCAAATTTCTGGAAGGGACGGTACTACTTCCGCGTTGGTCGGTTCTGTTGATGAAGTTCTAATTTATGACAAAGAGATAAGTCAAGCAGATGTTACTGCTCGTTGGAATTCTGGAACTGGCACAGAGTCATTATCAAGTACAGGATCATATTTTACAACCAATCCATCAATCTACAATGATTTTGGTCATGTATTTACTTCATCTGTAAGTGCTTTTATTGAAACATCAAATGTTTCAGGAAGTGATGATATTAAATATCATTGTTCTGTTGATGATGGTTCAACATGGCAATATTGGACAGGTGCAATTTGGGCGACAACTAATGATTCATACACACAGGCTAATACAGATGTTGATGTGAATACAAATATTGCAGACTTAGGTGCTTCTGGAACATTTAGATGGCGAGCACTATTACACTCTAATGATGGAAGTACAACACCTGAACTAGACAATATTCAAATTAACGTCGGTATTGGGTATTCAACAGGTTCATATGTTATTGAAATGAAGAATGATATTCAACCAACAAATAATTATGACTATTTAACTTTAACTGAAACTGCTCTTACACCTTCTGGAACTATAATTGAATATCAATATTCTACTGATAGCGGAAGTATTTGGAATGGTTCCTGGTTATCAAGTACAACTCTTACTTCAGCATTGCAGGCATTATCTCCAGTAGGCGATGGAACTGATACATTACTATTAAAATTTCAATTAACAACTACAAATTCAAATAATACACCTGAATTAGATAATGTTAATATAACATCTGACGCAGGAACTGGATCCGCCTTTATGTATCATTTAAGTTCTACGCCTTACTTAAATTTAACAAATACCAATGCACAATTAGACGCCTTACATACAGATGGACATCCTACATTTTCATCTATTACTATTACGAATATTGCTAATGCTACATGCACATATTCTCAAAATTCAGATTTATTAGATGGACATAATTTTGATTATTTCCTTTCTACAACAACAGCAGGCTCAACTTATTTAACTCAAAGTTCGGCTACAGTATCATATTTACATAAAAACGCAAAGGCTGATGATAGTAATTTACTTGATGGGTTTAATTATGATTATTTCTTAGGAACTACAACGGCTTCAACAACATACTTGTCACAAAGTTCAGCTACAGCAACATATTTACAACCCAATGGAGATGGAAGCCAATTAATAGGAATTGATACCCTTTTTGACATATCCGAAAATTCCAGTGTTAAAATATCATCTACAGATACTGTTAGATTCGACGGTACGTATTTTGATGTTGATGCTTCAAGTATTGGTATTGATATACAACAGATTAAAACTGATGTTGATACAGATACCCAAAATGAAAAATTTTATTCTATAGTTATTGCTACTTATTCAGGTAACGGGATTGACTATGATGCGACTGCACGATCAACATTCACTGCCCAAGATGCATTTCAATTAGCATGTGATAATGCTTCTGCAGGAGAGGTAATATATGTAAAAGGTGGCACATATGTATTCAGTGCATCATTTACATGCACCACATCTGATATATTTATTATAACCGATGGTGCTGTAATTCAAGCAGATTCATCACATTATGGCTCAAATGTTACTAATGATTCGACAATGTTCTTTATTGATAATACAGTTTCCGATATAACAATAGATGGGTTTTTATTTGATTGTAATAGTCGTCAAGTTACAGCTATTCAAAATAAAGCAGATGATTTTTATATTAAAAATATAACTATAAAAGATAGTATAGCAGGCAGTAATATTAAAGCATTGTATCTTCATGCTGATGGTGATAATGGTTATGTTGAAAATTTAAATATAAATAATTGTGATTCTGCTAATGCCATTGATGCAGATGCAAAAGATGTACGATTCCATAATATAATTGTTAAAGATTCCGCTGGATTATGTGAATTTTTTGGAACCCAATCTGTTATCACAAATGTTTCTTTATTTAATAGTGCTCGTTGGGGTTTAGGTGCTGCAACAGTTTTAGATAATTTTCTCTATCAGAATAATTCTGTAAATGATTGGGGATTTGTATGTTTTGGTGGTAATAATACAACTATTTCAAATGGGTATATGGATGGAAGCTCATATAAACATGCGATATGGATTAATGGAGTACATGGTTGTATTATAAGTAATATTAATTTTACTAATGTAGGTGATCTTGCCTCCAATACTGCCAATGCAATTCAAGTTGATGGAAGTAATAATGTTATATCAAGTTGTAGATTTAATAACACCATTGACAAATACTGTGTTGAATTTGGCGTAGGAGATGTAAATAATTTAGTTACAGGAAATAATATGAATGGTATTTCAGGTAATTTAGGATATATTAATGATGGTAGTGGAAGTCATACGAATCGTGTTATAAATAATATTCCAATAGAAGCAAATTATGAAATACTTGTTTCATCAACATCTGCAATGGGAAATGAATATCCCAATTTAACACCGCCATATATTGGTACAATTGTTGTTAATGATGGAAGTTATAATATTTATATTTCAACAGGGACAGGACAATATGATTGGGAAAAGATAGGAGGACAATAATGGATTTAGATAATTATTCAAAAATAGATGGCAAAGTTATTAAAACTGAAGAGATATCAACTGACAAGCTTCTCGCATTAAAAAAAGATTCAGAAGATAATATTGAACAATTAACACGAAAATTACACAGTGATACAGCGGATATTAATGAAAAAATAGAATATTTTCAAAGTGTTATTACCAAAATAAATAATTTATTAAAATAAAAGGAGACGTTATGTTGCAGGTCGTATTATCAATATTAAAACAATACGGATTTGGGGCAGCAGTGATGACATTTGTTGCTTTTTTATTGTATTATGTTTTGAAATGGGCTGCAAAAAACCAAGAGACTATATTAGATCAGTCTGTTAAACGGGAAGAGTCTCAACGACATATTATTAATAAACAATCGGATGCATTAAATTTGCATATAAAAGAACTTAAATCGCAACGCAGACAAACTACAAAATATCATAAGCAGGAAATACGAGACCATGAATCTATATCTCAGGGATTGAAAGAGATAGAACAAGCTCTGGGTAGAATAAATGGCTACAAAACTACAAGGAGGAAATAACCCATGGGAACAAATTCAAATGTCATTGTGGGACTCGGCGACGGTCAAGTCCTCATTGGTACTTACGGTACAGTAGAAGGTTCTGCTGACGATCTGGGATATACAGACGGCGGAGTGGAGATTACTGTTGAACGTGAGTACTTTGAAAAGATGGTAGATCAAGAGCTTGGAGTTATTGAGCTTATTAAGACTGCTGAGAGATGTACACTTACCTTAACCTTAGCAGAAGCAACTTTAGAAAATCTTGCTAAGGCCCTCGATTATCCAGCAGGTGCCATAGCGGCTAGCACTCTTGATTTTGGAGGTAATGCTACTGCACAGGAGTTAACTATTTATTTAAATACAAAGGCTCCGTCTGGTGGAACGAGAAAATATACGTTTCACAAAGCAGTATGTATTGGAGCTGCAACACATTCATACAAAAAAGACGATAAGACTATGATTGAATGTGAGTTTCAAATCGTACAGGATACAACTAAGACAACCAATCAGCAGTTGGCATCAGTTGCTGACGTTGGCTCCGATACTACAGCACCGACAGTTGCACTTACAACACCAGTAGATGGTGGAACAGTAACGAAGGATGCGGCAGGTCCTGTTGTATGGACAATTACTGAGGCTAATACAATGGATGAGAATAGTATTGTATATGGTGATACGTTTAGCATCATCAATACAACTACCCCTGCAACAGCTGCATTAGAAGCGGGATCTATTGTATATGATTCAACGGCAAAGACTGTTACATTTACACCTGATAGTAATTGGACAGCCTCAGATACATTCCAGGCAATCGTTACTATAGGACTTAAGGACGCAGCAGGGAACAATCTAGCAGTACCGAAGATTGAGCAATTCAGCGTCACAGCGTAATTGATAATGGGGAGTTTGGATGCCCTCCCAGGCTCCCCAACTTAGGAGGGTATATGAAAGACAATGTATTATTACCAAAAACAAATGAGATTAAGATTAATGATAAGCTTTATCAGATAGGAAAGCTTAGTATTATTCAAGCGTTTAAGCTTGGAGAGCTTATTGCTAAGACTCTAGTTATTGATAATCAAGTATTGAAAGAATTAGCTCAAAAAACATCTGGTGCTACATCTAATGCACAAGATTTGCTTATTCTATTACAGATGTTAAAAGAAGAGGATATCAATAGATTCTTTCAAATTATCCTTAAAGATGATACAGTTATAGAGATTAGCCTTGAGCAATCTATTGAGATCATACGAATTATCTGTGAGCAGAATGATATCTTTAGCGTAAAAAAAAATTTCCAACTAATCACGCAAAGATTAACAAGCAAGAAGATAGATTAATGTCTGCTTGTGTAAAGATTTCGAGAGAGTTGAATTATACATTAGAAGATATATTGACTCATAGCATTGACTGGATTAATCAAGTATTAAATGAACTACTGTACCAAGAGATGGAGGATCAACTTTTACAAATGGCATTTCATGGGATTAAACAAAAAGATATAAAGAAATATAGAAGGCAAAGCGAAAAAATATTAGGTAGACAAAACGATATTAAACTTAATATTGCTGATTTTGGAAACAAAGGATTGTCAATCGCTAAAGATAATAAGACAAGAGTGAAACGTTAGGAGAAAAAATGGCTGAAATTGGAAAATTATTCGTATCGATAGGATCAACATTTGATTCTAAAGGTTTTCAAAAAGCTCGGGCGGGAGTCAATAAACTTGGCATAGGATTAGCTGCATTAGGAGCAGCTGCTACTGTTGTAGGTTTAAAAGTTGCTAAAGCTGCTGGTATTCAAGAACAGGCAGAGCTTACTCTTGCTCAGGCCATGAAGCAAGCAGGTACTTTTACCCAGGCTGCGTTTCAACACAATCTTAATTATGCAGCATCTCTACAAAAAGTTACTACATACGGTGACGAGATGATTCTTGGTGTTCAGCGAATGTTAACTAACTTTGGAATTGAAGGTGAAGCATTAGATGGTCTGACGAAAGCAACGCTTGATCTTGCTGCGGCTAAAGGAATGGATTTAAAAGCAGCAGGAGATTTAGTTGCTAAATCTGTAGGAAGCTCAACGAATGCTTTAACACGATACGGGATTGAGGTTACAGGAGCCGTCGGGTCAACTGAACGAGCCCAAATGGCAGTTGAAAATATTTCAAAATTATTTGGTGGCGCCGCCGCAGCACTTGCAGATACTTATCTTGGTCGAGTAGAACAATTATCTAATCAATGGGGAGACCTACAAGAGAAAATCGGTACTGCTGTTATTCCTATTCTGCTTAAGCTGATGGGATTTATTAAAACGAGTGTATTACCGCCATTAGAGAAATGGTTTAGTAATACAAAGAACATAGAAAAAACTACATCAACTTTAACAACAGGCCTAAAGTTTTTTATAAAAATTGGGATAGGAGTTACAGCAACAGTTAAATTAATTACCGCAGCTATAAAAGTTGCCTCAGCAGCTCAAAATATATTAGCATTACGTTTATTACAAGGACAAGCAATTTTAACAGGTAATATAGCTAAGTTTAAAGAATATGGCGCTCAGGCAGCCGCACAGTCCGATCTAGTTAAAACAAAGATTCAAGAATTTAATGAGATATTATTAGAATCAGCTGAAGTTATAAAAGAAGTTGATCGGGTAGAGCTTGAATCATTTGTGGCAAAAGAAGAAGGAAAGACTGCTGTTATCGAAGAACAGCTTACTGCCAGAGAAGCATTATTAGAAGAAGCCCAGACATTAATGGATGAACGATTAGATGAAGCTCAAAATAATCAACGAAATCGTTTAGAAGTAATGGACCAAATAAAAGCGGACATGGATAAAAGATCCAAAGAACGAGAAGAAGACGCAGAAAAACGAGCGGAAGATATATCGGATAAAGTTGCAAAAAGAACAATTGAAGCACTTGAAAAAATTGCAGATGTCGAAATATTAACTTGGAAATCAGGAGCAAAAGCATTTAAAGAATTTATGAAACAAAGACTTCGTGACTTTGTTTTAGCACAAATACAAGAACTTATAGCAGCCAAAGTAAAAGCATTAGCTGTGGCAATTTTTAATTCTAGTATAACATTTGGCGCTGCCGCAGGTCAAATTGCTATGGTTTTAGGAGCTTTTGCAGCAGGTATAGGAGCATTACGAGGAATTCAAAGCTTAGATGAGGGCGGAATAGTTGCAGGCCCTCCAGGGCAACCAGTGCTTGTACAAGCACTTGGAGGGGAACAATTCTTAGGTCGGAAAAGTATTGGGACAAGTGGCGGAGATATCGTTAATAATATTACTATTAGTCATCCTTTAGGAACTAT